AGCAGTAGCAAGGGGATTTTTTCTTATAATGATCAATCAATTTTGAAAAACTTAGCGCCTCTTTTTGAGGCCTCAATTACAAGTTCATTCAACCTTTGAGCCATAAAAAGGCACATCGGATTATTTATAAGACACTCTTCAATCTTTTCTAATAATCCTTCTGGATTAAATCCAAAAGATGATTTATTTTTCTTGTCACCTTCAAGAGCCATTAGGATTTTCTTCTGCTCATTACAAAAGCCTTCTAATTGACTGTCATTATAGATGCAGAAATAGAATTGTTGTACCAGCTGTACTCTTAAAGCTTCTCTTAAAGGTTGAGCAATTAACTCTCCATTTTTCTTCCCAATCCACATCTGTTTTTCGTTTAATGTCTTTTCAACTAGATTTTCTTCAGCCTTTGCTGACTCTCTTAGACATATGGTTTCCACTGTGTCCATAGTTGTGATGAAACATCTTCTAGCCTTTGATAGCCAGTCATTCTTGATTTTGGAAAGGGCAGTTGTCCTACAGTATAAATAAAGAGGGACTTCTCTTCCAATAACTGACTCTCCTTTCTTCATTCTAACTGTTGTGTGTCCTGCTTCAAATACAGTATATTTTTGATGTTTTTCTAAATTAGGCTCTCTTATTGAGAATTCAAATGTTATTATTGTGTACATTCCATCATCCTTGTTTAAATGTGATTTTGACTTGACGCATATACCAAATAAACAGTCCATTTCTGAGGGCACCGGAAGCCCTTCTTGCATTGATTTCCTTTCTTTACTTCTAGCATATATGGGCACCACTTTTATTTTCCCAGGAAATAGTCTACATTCAGTCATTAGTGCCCCAACAGTAAGAATGCATTTCCCCATTTCTCTTGCGCAATTTGTTCCTTGCAAGACCCCTTCCATGGTTTTATTTAGATGTTCAGCGTAATCTTCCAATTCATTATCAGCAGGAGGGTATTCTGCCATGGGCACCCATCCAGTAAGGTCAGAATCTTTTATTGCCCACATCCACTCAGCATTGAACCATTTAGGGAAAGATCTTGGTTCTGGTAACTTATTTTCTGATTGTTTTAATCCTTCTGTTGTTATTACATCTTGTGTCAGAGAAACCTCTGGGATCTTTTTAGAGGCTCTTCCAATTCCTCCTAGAAACTCTGAATGATCATTTTCATTTATTACCATGGTTCTATCGGCAATTGCTGCTTTAATCTGATTCCAAAGATTTTTGTAATGTATGGGATATTTCCCTTGTAATGGTTTGTCTTTGGGTCTGATTGCAGAAAGATTCCCTTTCTTGAAGAAATCAATGAGAATTTCACCAGCTCTTGATCTTTCTGGATCACTAATTTTTGTAAACATCCATGCTTCTTCCATTAAGAACTTGTGGGTATAGGGTGCCATTGGTCCCTTTGGTAGACGTATTTGTCGAAATTTATTCTGCTCATAATGTTTTATTGGTAATTTAATATTGCTTTGCATTTGGCTTACTTTAGAAGCTAATTCTCTTGGATTTCCTTTAAATTTTTCGCAGTAATCTTTCATCTGTTCATAAGTTTGAAAAGGTAAAGGAACACTTTCATCCCTCAATTTTAGAAATGTTTTTCCTTTCTTCATTTCAATGATGGTTTCTTCATTGTCTGGTAAGAAGATTTCGTTAAACATGTTTTCTTTCCTAAGAAAATCAGCAGCAGTTGCAAGAAAACTGAAAATTCTCAATTTTTGTTCCTCCATAGGGCCTTCACAATTTTTGTCTAATCTTCCATCATAGGAGAATACAAATATCTTGCAGCTATTTCCAAGTTTACCAAACTTGGATTGAAAATAGCTATCATCTGCTTTTCTTGTTATTCCAATTTCAACGAATTGTTTTTCCTCCCTGTCAAAAATGTCACAAAGAAAAGGTAGTGGTTCAAGATCATAACTTTTACATAGCTCATTTTGTAAAGACACTGCAGTTCCTCTTTTTCTTCCTTCAATGAGCACAAATCTATCACTCCCATTTGTACTCAAATACTCATCACAGAACATGCAGCAAACTTGAAAGTGTATTCCAATTTGTATTATTTTTCTTTCGTGATCCCCATATTCTTCTACTGCTTCTTTGGCTATTCTTACAGCTTCTGGCTCTAGAAAAGCCTCTGCTATTTCGGCAAAAGTTTTTGACATTTCGGATCCCCTGCTTCTGCT